GTCTCCGTATACACGAATCTCCCTACTGTCTTCACCAGCGATGACACACGATGCCCAAGCAATCGCATAAAACACAAGGCACTGGACCGGAAAAGTGGTAGCGTTACCCATCGTCGAGAACATCTCGTGACGGACAACGGTGCCATCCGGATACAACCCCCATTTGACGCGAACGTCATCTAGGAGCTGATACCAGTCGCCAGGGAACAACCACTGGATCAACGCACGTGCGTTCAGATCCGACGCGGACGTCATGTCCACAGTGGCAGTCCGTCCGTCCAGAGAACCTCTCCGGGCGGCGCGATTATTCCGTGCTTGGGTAGAGAGATCAATTCCTATCCTTAGGAGTTGATCGGCCATCACCGTTCCGATGCCCTTTTGGAGGTACACCAACAGCGAAGGCTGTTTCTCAATCACGCGGTCAATGACGGCATTCTTCAATACCGTCATAATCTCCCCTTGGTCAACTAACCCATACTCCGCTTCGGCGGACAGGAGGTCTTTCAACCACCCATCGTTCAAAGCAAGGGCCAGTTTCGCGTGGGGCAACGCTTCTCGCGTACATGTCTGGTCACCCGCGATCTTAAACTGCAGACCACGAGAATCCGTCCATCCCATCTCTGGGACGTACGGTGACCCCGGACCAAAGTCCGCCTCGCGCAAGCACTTAAGGTACTTACTCTCCGTCAAGACGCCCAATACATCACGTATTTTCGTCTTAGCCAGGTTCAGAACCCGGCTACCCACACTGTTGTGGGTTGGGCTACTACGATCAGCGTCAAGCTGGATGTTCTTTTCCCTGCACGCCTCTTGGCATGCGAGGAAGCCAGCTATCGACTTTTCCGACCTCACGGCCGGCGGATCGCAGTACCAATCAACGTTCTTCTTGATCATTGACTGGAACTGACGGAGACACGCATAGGCTTCGAACCCTCCGTCCGCAAGGGACGATTCAGCTTCGAGGGTATGCCGATCAACTAGGTCGCGCAGATCTTCAGGCGAGTCAAGCAGTGTAAACCACAGCTCGACGTAAATTTGCCTTGGGATCCACGCTTCCATGTCTGAAAGCATATGGCCCAGCAACTCCTTGTAGACGACCCTGGGGGCATCCCCACGGGGTGTCCGTCCCTTAGACCTCGGTCTTTGGGAAACGCTCATAACGCCCTCCTAATTAGGAAAGGTGATTAACAGGCTGCGAGTAGCAGCAGAGGCTGTAGTATCTCTGGTGGCATAGGGCACCAATGGTGACTCCAATACCAATCCCGAAACACCGCATCCCACTCAAACATCCTAGCCTCCCATGTAGGGAGACAGGAGTTAAGTAGAAGCGACTTCACGGGGCAGAGACAGCTTCTCGACGGCGGTTTTGAATTCCGACGTCGCGGCCAACGTGGCCAGCATGTCAATATCGTCGTCAATATCGGCATTGTCCGCGAAGGACGGATACCGAATGACGAGGTCAACTGACG